GGGCGGCGTGCCACGCGCGCCGCGCGGCAAGACCGGCAAGCTGGCCGGATCAATCCGCGTCGGCGCCACGCAGAAGGCCGGTATCATCCGCGCCGGCCGCAAGACAGTGTTGTATGCGGGCCCGATCAATTACGGTTGGCCGGCCCGCCACATCAAACCTAGAACGTTCGTTAACGACGCCGTGGCCGGCACCGAAGCCCAATGGGCCAAGGAATACGAACAGTTCGTGAAGAAAACCATGAATCAGATCAAGGGAGCCTGAACAATGCGAAGCACCGCGAAAGTCACCTACACCGACGGCCATGTGGACGAAGCGCCGTTGACGCCGCGCGTCATCACGTCCGCCGAGGAACACGCGCAGAAGGAGGGATGGGAGCCGGGCGAAGCATCCAAGATCCGCCAGTCGTATTACATGGCGTATCTCGCGCAGCGCTACGCCGGCAACACCACAACGCCTTACGAACAATGGCTTGACCTTGTGGACGACATCGACGTGGAGACGCCGGAAAACCCTACGAACTAGCCGAGTGGCCCGACGATTCGCTGGGTCTCATGTCGTTCCTGCTCGCGGCCCGTTTCGGCGGCACGCCGTGGGCATGGCGGCAAGAGGCCGACGAACTGGATTGGGGCACCGGTTTGAGACTGCTGCAAGACGAGATGGACCGAATGGAGGATTAGGCCGATATGGGTAAAAGCGCCATCATGTCCGTGAGGATCACGGGCAACAGCGACGACGCCGTTAAAGCGCTCTCCAAGGTCACGGCGAAAGCGTCGGCGTTCGGCACGTTCATGGGCGGCGCCGCGCTCAAGGGCGTTTCCGCGTTGTGGGACACGCTCAAGGGATTCACCGGCGCGGTCATGGACATGTCCGATTCAACGGACAAGTTCAAAAGCACGATGAATTTCGCGGGCTTCGACACGGGAGCCGTGGAGGCCGCGACGAAGGCCACGCGCGACTACGCAGACAAGACCGTGTACGACCTCACCACCGTGCAGAACACCACGGCGCAGCTCGCGGCCAACGGCATCCAGGATTACGTCGGTTTGACCGAGGCGGCGGGCAACCTGAACGCGGTCGCCGGCGGCAACGCCGACACGTTCAAGAGCGTGGCCATGGTCATGACGCAGACCGCCGGCGCGGGCAAGCTGACGACGGAGAACTGGAATCAGCTGACCGACGCCATACCCGGCGCGGCCGGCAAGCTCCAGGAAGCCATGTTGAACGCGGGCGCGTACACGGGCAATTTCCGTGAGGCCATGGAAAAAGGCGAGATCACGGCCGACGAGTTCAACAAGGCCATCATGGACCTTGGCATGACCGACGTAGCCAAGGAGGCCGCGACATCGACGCAGACCATGGAAGGCGCGTTGGGCAATCTTGAGGCCGCCGTCACCGGCGGATTGACGGACGCCTTCAACCTGTTCAAGCCGGCCGTCACGGGAGCCATGACCGTAGCGGCCGACAAGATCAGCGCGTTCAGCGGCAAGGCCACCACCGGCTTGCAGGGCGTGATAAAGCTGATCCGCGACGGCGATTTCTCCAGTGAGCTCCGAGAGGCGTTCAACATCGAGGAAGACAGTCCGATCGTTGATTTCCTGCTCACCGTGCGCGACACCGCCATAAGCGCGTTCGGCACGGCCAAGCAGAAGATAGGCGAGTTCTTAGGCGCGTTCCAGGACACGGGACCGTTGCAGGCCGCCGCCGACATCTTCACGGCGGTGTGGGACGCTTGCAAGAGTCTCGCGGGCGCTGCCGGCGACCTCGTGGGACAGTTCACGCCGCTGGCGGATTCGATGGGCGGCGCGTCCGGTGCGGGCCAGGCGTTGGGCGACGCGTTCAACGGAGCCGCCGACATCGTTGGCATGGTGTCCGATAAGCTCACCGAGTTCAGCGACTGGGTTTCCGAACATGCCGACGCTGTGAGCAGCGCCCTTGTAGGCATCGCCGCAGGTTTCGCGGCGTTCAAGGTCGCCAGTGTGGTAAGCGCCGTGTCGTCGGCGTTGCAGGGCTTCAGCATCGCGACCACCGCCGCGTCGGTCGCTCAATGGGCGTTGAACGTCGCCATGAACGCGAACCCGATAATGATCGTCGTCACCGCGATAGGCGCGCTCGTCGCCGCGCTCGTCTGGTTCTTCACGCAGACCGAGACCGGCCGCCAGTTGTGGAGCCGGTTCACCGCGTTCCTCGGCTCGTGTGTGGACGGCATCGTGGGATTCTTCCAGGCGTTGCCGGGCAAGATCGGCGGATTCTTCCAGTCGGCCGCGCAGTTCGCGACCGACAAGTGGAACGCCGTCGTGGACTGGTTCAGGGGATTGCCGGGACGTATCACCGGCGCGATAGGCAATGTGGGGCACCTGCTGTACAACGCCGGCGCATCGATCATCAGCGGTTTCCTTGACGGTCTGAAAAGCATGTGGGATTCCGTGACGGGCTGGATTTCCGGCATCGGCGACTGGATAACCGAGCACAAGGGACCGCCGGAATACGACGCCGTGATGCTCGTCAATAACGGCCGTCTCATCATGCAGGGCTTCGCCAAGGGCTTGCGCAGCGGTTTCGACACCGACGTGCGGCGCACCATCTCACGGATCAACGGCCGTATGGGAGGGCTCAGCCTGGACGCCGGCATGAACGGCGGCACGGTGGGCGGAACCGTGGTGAACGTCACGTTCAACGCTCCGGTGGACCGTGAGGGCGTGGCGCGCGAGATCAGGAAGATTCTCGGCGATTACGACAGGAAGCGGGGCAACTAGTGCAGCAGTGTTTCATGTTCCTGGACTGGGGCGACGGCTGGAAGTCCGTCAACGACCATGCCGAGGACGTGGCCGCGTTGGCCGGCTTCAGCATCCAGTGGGGCACCGATGACCTCGCCGAACAGCCCGAACCGTCGGTGATGTCGTTCACCTTGCGGGATCGTACCGGGTGGCTCACCGGCCGCGCGCTCACATTGGCCGGGGCCCGCGTGCTCGTGCAGATCAGCGAACAGCCCACGTGGGGCATGCTCCGAGACGATATGGGCCCATGGTCGGCGCAGCATATGCGAGTGGAAGCGATGCACCAGGCTTACACGCCCGACCTGCCTTCCAGCACGTCCAGCACGGCAATCACCCTGTTCGACGGACTGGTGCAGAACGGCGGCGACGCGCGACCGCATGGCGACGGATGGCTGCTGGAATTGAGCGCCAGCGGTCGCATGATCCTGTGGAAGAGATTGCAGAAGCAGGGGCCAACGTCATCCGACGCCAGGTATGCGGGACTGCATTGGGTCGCCGGCATGAGCGGCCGTGTGGAAGAGCTCAACCGGCGCGCCGCCGACGCCGACGCTCCCCGGGTCTCCGTATCCGGTTTGACCTCCACCGATTCCATGGCGGCCTATAAGACCGACGATTATCCGTCCCAACTGGATTTGCTGCATCGCACGTTCGCGCATGAGAGCATGTGGCCCATCTGGTACGAATACCCGGATCGTGCGGTGAGCCGTCTGGATTACATGCCGTTCGGCGTTCCCGTGACGCTCGGCGTCGATACCGTGGGACGGTTCACCGTGACCGACTGGACCGGAGAGACGCGGAACGGTTTGGACGCTGCCGAAATCATCATCGACGACGAACAGACGCTGACCATCCCGGAACCCGTCACGCAGTTCGTCATCCAGGGCAAGACCGCGAAGGCAAGCGACGGCGTGCTTGAGTTCGACCAGCACGACACCGAGCTATCCGACCTCGGCACGCTGCCGGCCAACCTGAAAACCACCCAGTCAAGCGTCACCGTTGAAGCCGACGTGGTTTCAGCGGACGAAAGCGGCGGAGTGTGGACCCGCGCAGGCGGCACCGTATGGACGCCTGGCGACGATGAACGCGCGGCGTTCTCCCGTCTGCTCGTCACGGTTGACCGGCGATTGCGGCCGGAGACCATCGTGTTCGACAGCCGCAGGCTCGACCCAGCAACGCACGCGCGCCTGTATCTCACCGCCAGCAGCGGCCCGCTGGTCATCCAGGGAGCCACGTCGTCACGGCTCGCCGGCGACGACGGAAACCCGGCGGCATCCGGCGCGTGGGCAAGCATCGGCGGCACGCTCACCTACCAGTGGAGGAGCGGCCGGCCACTGCTCCGCAACGAGGTGACGTTATGGCCGCTGCCAGTCGCCGCAGCTGCCGCGACCACCTGGGCAAGCATGGGCGCATGGCCCGCCACGTGGAGTCAATGCGCACTCACCCTCGCCGAACTATCCCTCGTCGACACCTATCAGCAACCAACCACCATCACGGAGGAACCATGAAAACCACACCGATCTATGGCCTGCCCTACATCGAGGCCGGCGACCTCGTGTCAAGCGCGCCCGCCCAGTTCAAGACCATGGCCGAGGGCTTCGAGAACGCACTCAACGAGGTGGACAGCCGCAACACCCCGGCCGGCGTGAAACCCGCCATAGCCACCACCTTGGAAACGTTGGCCGGCATCACCGGCGTTACGGGACAGGCCGGCTACGTGACCGCCGACCCCGCCGAAGGCAACAACGGACCGTACTGCTGGACCGGCAGCGCGTGGGCGCGCATCGCGACGATCTCCGACGTGTCCGACATACTCGCCGAAGATTCCTCAACTGTCATGCTTATTAACAGTACCTACGGCACCATCAAGGGATACAGGCGCGGCAAGCTCGCCACACTGCGAATCGACTGGAAAAGTTCGGCCAGCGGCTCGTGGACCAAAGGCGACTTCGGAAAGCTCCCCGAAGGATGGTGGCCGTTGTTCGACCTCAATTTCAGCTTCGGCGGCCGCGACGGAGCCAACCAGAAAACCATCAACGTCCGTGCCGACGGCACCATGGACTACACCAACAATGGTGGCACCCAAGGTACTGCCTCTTTCGGCTGCTCGCTGAGCTACGCGATCGCATGACCGAATCGATAATCAGCGCACTCATCGGCACGGGAGGCGTGGCCGTAGGCGCGTGCGTCCAGTTCGTGGCCACATGGGCGAAGACACGCAGCGACAAGGACACCGACGCCAGCCGCCTGCTCATCGAGGCGCAACGCCAACTCGACCAAAGCGCCCGAGACCGACAGCTCCTGTGGTTGTGGAACAGGGAACTTGTGGACGCGATATGGCGGCGCGCGCCTCCACCGCCACCGAGCGCGCCCGACGGGCTCTTCCAGGACAACGACGACGGAAAGGAATAAGCATGCGATGAGCATCACATGGATAGGCAGCCCCAACCACTACGCGGGGCGAAGGGGATACCGCGTCACACGCATCACCCTTCACATCATGGCCGGCTGGCTCGCCGGCACCGACAACATCTTCCAGCGTGCCTCATACCAGGCATCAAGCACCTACGGCATCGGCGGCAACGGGGAGACCCACCAGTACGTCGCCGAGACGGATGCCGCATGGGCGGACGGCAGCTACACAAGCAACTGCCAGACCATCAGCATCGAGCACCAGGGCGGACTCGACTTCATCCCATGCACCCAGGCATGCCTCGACGCCAGCGCCCGCCTATGCGCGGACATCGCCCGCCGGTACGGGTTCGGCAAGCTGGAACGCGGCAGGAACATATTCCTGCACCGGGACGTGCCTCCCTACGCGCACCCGGCCTGCCCGGACCTGTGCCCGAACGGGCTCAACTGGCGGTACATCATCAACAAAGCAAACCAAATCAACGGATACGGAGACATCGACATGGCAACAGCAGCCGAAATATGGGGATACAACTACAACAAGAGCGCGTTGGGCGGCAACATGTACAACGCCATCAACTACGAACTGCCCGGCCGTATCAGCGACGTGAAGAAAGCCGTCACTGCCCTGCAGGCAACCGTCGCGGCCCAGCAGCGGCAGATCGACAAGCTCACCACGGCGCTCGGCAGCAACCCCGAGGACATCGCCGACAGGACCGCCAAGGCCGTCAGCGACAAAATCGACAAACTCGTCATCACCATGACCGCACAGGAGAAGGACACCGCCAAATGAGCGCCGACATGCAACAGCCCACCAGCGAGCAGATGCTCGCCGCCGAGAACAACACCATCACCACGGACACGAACACACCAGGCGTGGCCGACCACAAAGCCGCCGCGCAGATCGACGCAAGCAAGGGATACACCCCCGTGTTCAGCGAGACCATCCGAACGGTGATCTACGTCGTCGGCCTCGCCGCCGTACTCGCGGGTGGAGGCGTCGCCCTCGCGGGCCACGCCGACATCGGCGAATACATCATCTTCGCGGGCGGCGTGCTCACCGGCGGTTTCGGCGTCGCCTACAACCCTCTACGCATGGCCGGCAAATAATCTAGCCGGCCAACGTCACCGCGTCCAGGCCGACGCGCAGCCGGCTATCCGGCATCGCCACGTAGATTTGCGTGGTCTCCACGCTGCTATGTCCCAGCAGCTTCGAGACCAGCAGCAGATCGTGCGTGGTCTCGTACATGCGCGTGGCGTACCGGTGGCGCAGCGAGTGCGGCCCCCAACCGTCCGGCAGCAGCCGTGTGAGGTGGCGGGACACATACGATTTTTCGACGTGTCCCCGCCACCGGCCGGGGGACAGCCAACCGGGCGCGGCCGTTATCCGCTTCTCCAGGCCTTTGGCTATTGGC